AGGGGCTTATACTGTATTCGGTTTCGATGTCAGTCCGTCAAGGCGGAACGGATCACTGGTCGCAGGACAACTACTCCCAGATGGACGGATTGGCATCGGGATCTTGGAAACTTACAGCTCACAAGTTGCCATCGATGAACTCAAGATGGCAGCATCGATCAAGGGTTGGTGCGACATCTATAAACCGCGTTTAGTTTGCTTTGATAAGTACGCAACCCAGACCATTGCAGATCGATTGAGCAACGCTGGAGTTATGATCGAAGACGTGTCAGGGCAACAGTTCTACAAGGCCTGTGGCGACCTTCTGGAAGGTTTAGTCAATCATCGAATAGTCCACAATGGGCAAGCCGAACTTATCCAGCAGATGAACAACTGTGCAGCTAAAGTCAATGACTCAGCATGGCGAATCATTAAGCGAAAGTCTGCTGGAGATATCTCAGCCCCAATCGGCTTAGCAATGGTTGTATCGAAGCTAATGATCCCTCAACCAAAACCTCAAATCATAACTTGACAAATACTAGCAATCTGTCTAGGTTGTGCTATCATTTAGGCTATGGGTATATTTTCGCGCGCAGAATCACCTTCTAAAAAGTCAACTGTCGAAGCGCAGTATGCCCCTCAAGTTCTTGGTGAGTATTCGCCTTATGCGATGCCTTTTCAATATGCGTATGTCAGCAGAGAAGAAGCTCTTTCCGTACCAGCGTTGCAAAGATGCCGCAATTTATTGGCTGGGACTATCGGCGCAATCCCTTTAGAGCTTTACAGAAAATCAACTAATGAAGAACTTGGCTCACCAGTTTGGTTAGAGCAGCCTTCATATTCTCAACCTCGATCCGTAACGATCGCTTACACAGTCGAATCATTGCTTCTATATTCGCAAGCCTTCTGGCAGGTCGTTGAAGTTTACAATGAAGATGGACGACCATCTCGCTTTGAATGGATCGCTAATAATCGCGTAACTGCAACTTTAGATAGCACCAATACTTTTGTTAAGTCTTATGCAGTTGATGGAACTACACTTCCAATGGACGGCCTTGGTAGTTTAATTACTTTCCAATCTTTGCTACCAGGTATCTTGACAACAGGCATTCAAACAATTCGCGCGGCAATCGATGTCCAAAAGGCAGCAGCGATTGCTGCATCAACTCCAATGGCAACTGGTTATATCAAAAATACCGGTGCGGATCTTGATCCTAAAGAAGTTTCAGGATTATTAGCTGCTTGGCGCACTGCTCGCAACAATCGTTCAACTGCTTATCTAACAAGCACTTTAGAATATAAGCCAGTGTCATTCTCACCGAAAGAGATGATGTACGGAGAGGCCATTTTCAATTTGGCTACTGAAATTGCGCGCCTTTGCAATGTCCCTGCTTATTATGTATCAGCAGATCAGAACAACTCAATGACTTATGCAAATGTTCAAGATGAACGCAAGCAATTCTTGACACTATCTTTGCAGCCATTTATTACTGCTATTGAAGATCGTTTATCAATGGACGACATTACAGCTCGTGGCAATGTTGTTAAGTTTGACATTGACAAAAACTTCTTGCGTACTGATCCATTAGCAGAACTAGCAGTAATTGAAAAACTATTACAACTTGAACTCATTACTCAAGAACAAGCAATGGAAATGACAGATCTAACACCTAACGGAAGTCAGGGAATGGAATGACCCAGATAATCACCTTCGCAGCTGAACTAACAGCCGATTCAGCCAATCGCACTATTTCAGGCAAGATCGTGCCTCTTAACATTGAAGCAGGATCTACCAACATGGGCAAAGTTATCTTTGCTTCTGGATCAATCGAGATCCCAGATCCTAAGACCATAAAATTATTAAATCAGCATGATTCAAAAAAACCTTTGGGTCGTGCCGTCAGCTTTTCAGAGTCAGAGAACTCAATCGATGCAGTCTTTTCTGTAAGTCGCTCACAGCGCGGCACAGAAGCCTTGATTCTTGCCGAAGAAGGTTTGCAATCAGGACTAAGCATCGGTGCAGAAGTTCTAAAGTCAAAGATCAAGGACGGCGTGACTTATGTATCCGCTGCCCGTTTGGTCGAAGTAAGTTTAGTGACTGAGCCAGCATTTAAGTCAGCCCAGGTCACTGATATTGCAGCAGAAGAATCTGTTGCAGTAGAAGAACCCCTACCAACAGAAAGCGAGATAGCCAACGTGGAAAATACCACTCCAGCCGTCGAAGCAACACCAGTTGAAGCACAAGCGGTTGAAGCTGCTCGCCCAACTGTCACAGCAATGGCTTACACAAAGCCACGCATTGAAATCACAGCTGCTAAGTATGCAGAAAACTCAATCCGCGCAGCACTAGGCGATGAAACAGCTCGTCAGTACCTACGCGCAGCAGATGACACAACAGACAACGCTGGTCTTGTACCAACACGCCAATTATCTGAAATCATCAACCCACTAGGCACAACAATCCGTCCATCAATCGAAGCAATCTCTCGCGGAGTGCTACCAGATGCCGGTATGACATTTGAGATCCCAAAGATCACAACAATGCCAACAGTTGCAGAAACCGCTGAAGGTTCAGCATTCTCTGAAACAGATCAAGCATCATCATTCTTATCTGTAACAGTTAAGAAGTATGCTGGACAACAGACATTCTCTGTTGAACTACTTGATCGTACTTCACCAGCGTTCTTCGATGAACTAGTACGCAACATGGCAGCCGCTTACGCGAAGGCCACAGATTCAGCAGTTCACGCAGCACTTGTTACAGGCGCAACAGCTGATGGCACAACAGTTACAACATACCCAACAGCAGCAGAATTGCTAGGAATTATCTCTCGCGGTGCGGCTTCTGTTTACAGCGCAACAGCAGGATTGCCAAATCCATTCGCTCGCAACCTCATTGCCAATACTTCACAATGGTCAAACTTGATGTCATTAAATGACTCAGGTCGTCCAATTTACAATGAAGTAACAAACCCAATGAACCAACCAGGCTCTGCAACTCCATCAGCTCTACGCGGTCGCGTTGCTGGTCTTGATCTATATGTAACTGCAAACGTTGCATCAACATCAGACACAGACAAAGATGGATCACTTCTTATCGTGAACCCAGATGCATATACCTGGTATGAGAGCCCTACCTACCGCCTACGCGCGGAATCAACAGCAGCGGGTCAAGTAACCATCGGTTACTACGGCTTCGGCGCAATCGCAACTAAGGTTGGCGCTGGCGCATTCAAGAACAACAAGGCGTAAGCCCACTAAGTCGCTGAGAGGGGGCATAGCCCTTGCCCCCTCTTGGTCTTTAGAAAGGAATTGGAATGTCACTCTGCACAGTAGCTGAACTCAAGAGCGTTCTCGGCGTTGGCTCGCTGTACCCAGATGCAACAATTCAGGAAGTCTGCGATGCATCAGATGCAGTGCTACTCCCAATGCTTTGGGCAGATACTCATTTCAACACAGAACACAGCAACACCACCACAGTAGGCACTCTTTATTTTGACACACTTGTAAAAAATACATTTTATGTAGGCCAAACGGTTGTTGTAACTAACAACAAAGCCCACCTCAATGGATCAAAGACAATCACAGTAGTCGGCGATTACTCAATCTCTTATGCAATAACAGGCACACCAGCAGCTGCACCACGCCACGCAGTTAATCCTTATGGCACAGTAACAATAAGTCCTTCAACAGACTGGACTGCCGATGCAGCAATCCAGAATGCCGCTTTGATGATAGCTGTCGAGATCTGGCAAGCGAGAACCAGCACTTTAACTGGTTCAAACTCCGTTGATTTCCAGCCCTCACCTTACCGAATGAGCGCACAGCTTCTCGCTAAGGTCAGAGGATTGATCGCACACGCGCTAGACCCTCGCTCAATGGTGGGCTAATGCCATCAGCAATAACTACCCTTCGAACTACTCTTGCAACTGCCCTAGTTGATAACTCCCTATGGCAGACTTTTGCATTCCCACCTTCAGTAGTTCTTGCCAATTCAGTTATCGTAAGCCCAGACGATCCTTATCTTGCGCCAAGCAACAACTCGCGCAACACAGTCAGCGCACTGGCTAACTTTAAGATTATTATTACTGTGCCTTTATTCGATAACGAAGGCAATCTAAACGGCATTGAAACTAATGTGGTTCGAGTGTTTAATTTACTCGCTGCTAGTTCTTTGACCTATAATGTAGGCAGTATATCTGCCCCAAGCGTTCTCAATGCTGCATCAGGTGATCTGCTCAGCTGCGAGATGTCCGTATCAATCCTAACAAGTTGGAGTTAACATGTCAGACCTAACACCAGAGGATCTAGCCTTCTTGAAGAAGATTGGTCAGATCACCACAGCACCAAAGCCAGTAACTACTAAGAAGGAAGAAGAATAATCATGGCAATTTTTCTAAATAACAAAGTTGGTCTAAAGATTGCCACTATCAATCTTTCAGATCATGTCACTGCGTTTACACTTAACCGTCAGTCAGATCAAATCGAAGTTACTGCTATGGGCGACACAGCTCACAAGTTCGTTACCGGACTTTCAGCAGATACCATCACAGTGTCATTCTTGAACGACACAGCAGCAGCAAACGTTCTAGCAACCCTTCAGGCTGCTTATGGAACAACTGTTGCTTTCGCAGCAATTCAAGATTCATCAGCTGCTGTATCAGCAACTAACGTTCTATATTCAGGCACAATCTTGGTTGACAACTTAACAGACATTAACGGTGCTGTCGCTGATGAAGGTATGATGGATCTTACATTTACCTGCAACAGCAAGACAGCAATCGCAACAACTGGTACTTGGTCATAATCTAACTACTAAAGAAAAGGGCTAAAGAATGGCAAAGCTAAAGATCACAAGGGCAGATGGCTCTGTATCTGAACATCAGATAACCCCATCGATCGAATACGCATTCGAGGTTTACGCCAAGAAAGGCTTTCACAAGGCCTTTCGTGACGATGAAAAACAGAGTGATGTGTATTGGCTAGCTTGGGAGTGCATTCGCCGTAGCGGTGAAACTGTCAAGATGTTTGGTGCTGAGTTCCTGGACACACTTTCAAAGGTGGAAGTCCTCGATGATGACCCGGAATTATAGGGCGTGACTCTTTTACCTACTTAGTCGCGAGATTAAGTCTGGAAACAAAGATCGCGCCTAATGACTTACTCGAACTTGATTCGAGAATGTTTAAGGCTTTATTACAGGCTATGAAAGATCGAAACAAGGAGATGAAAGATGCCAGTCGCAGTAAAGGGCGCAGTCGCACTTCGTAAGTCCTTGCGTACCTTTACACCTGATTTAGCCAAGCAATTACCTAAAGAAATGGCGATAGCCCTTAAGCCCGTTGTAAAGGCGGCTAGGGGCTATATGCCTTCTGATACTCAAATACTTAGCAACTGGCGACCACGCGCTTCTGATACAGCAAGATTTCCAACATACACAGCAAAGATTGCTAAAGCTGGTATTAGTTACAAGACAACACCTTCAAAGCCTAATCGTCGTGGCTTTAGATCATTAGCGCGTTTGCTAAATAAAACTGCAGCTGGTGCAATCTATGAAACTGCTGGACGTAAGACTCCCGACTCGACATTTGTTAAGAATCTCAACAATAAATATTCTTCGGTAGTCAAAGGTGAAGGTAAGATGCAAGGTCGTGCCCTATTTCGTGCTTATGAAGAAGATGAAGGCAAAGCACAAGATGGCGTGTTAAAAGCTATTGAAAAAATCAAAAGTAAGTTGAACCAGAGAGCGACGGTACGCGGCTAATGGCTAATATTGTTATTGATGTCGCAGCTGAGTTTACTGGCAAAAAGGCCTTTGACCAGGCAGAAAAATCCACACTCAATTTACAAAAAAGTGCTAAGAAACTTGCTGGCGCATTTGGCATTGCATTTGGTACTACCGCAGTTGTTAATTTCAGCAAGGCAGCAGTTAAGGCTTTTGCTGAAGATGAAGCAGCAGCTAATCGTTTAGCGCGAGCAGTAGATAATTTAGGTATTGGCTTTGCCAATCCTGCAATCGCCAAATACATTTCAGAATTAGAGCGTACTGCCGCTATTGCAGATGATGTTCTTCGTCCGGCATTTCAGGGTTTATTGACGACAACTGGTTCTTTAACCAAGTCACAAGAATTACTTAACAACGCCATTACTATCAGCCGCGCTTCTGGCATCGATCTAGCCACAGTATCGCAAGATCTTGCCAATGGTTATGTTGGTATCACTAAGGGCTTAAAGAAATACAACACTGGTCTTACAACTGCTGAATTAAGTTCTAAATCTTTTGCTGAAGTTCTTGGGGTCATGTTGACCCGTTCAGCTGGTGCTGCCACAGATTATCTTGACACTACCCAGTTTAAGATGGACGCTTTAACCATTGCCACAGGCAACGCTTCAGAGATCCTTGGCGGTGGCCTAATCAATGCTTTTGCGGCTATCGGTGGTGGTACAGAAACAAGCGATGCAGCAGCAGCTATTGAATCCATTGCCACTGCTATGGCTAACGTTACTACCGCTGCTGGTAAAACAATCGGTGCAATCCCTACTTTGCTTTCAAACTTAAAAAAGTTAGGCAAAGATATATTCTTAGGTTTTGCTGGCGCACAAGCTGGCGTAAAACTGACCCCAGGGCCTAAACCACCACCACCGCCAAAACCAGATCCAAGCGTAATAGCACAACAGAAGGCTTTGGCAAAACTTGAAGCCGATGCCGCAAAACGAGCAAAGGCTCTTTTAGCTTTACAAAAGAAGCAAACAGATGCAGCAAAAAAGGCTGCCGCTGACCAAGCCAAACTTGCTAAATCTCAATCTATTTTTAATTTAGAAAAGATCCAAATTGAAGCCGCGTTAAAGGGCAAAATTAGCGAAGAAGAAAAGATTCGCCTTCTTCTCATGCGAGCCATCTTGGAAGAAGATCTTGCAACTGCAGAAGCATTGGAAAAGAAACTTGCAGACATTCAAAAGAAGAATGCCCAGATTGCTGCTGATCTTGCACTTATAATCGCAGCTAAAAATCCATTTGCTTCATGGGCAGGAAGTTTATCTTTAGCCTTAATTGAACTAGGCAAATATGGCAAAACAATGGCTGACATTTCTAGCACTACTTTTATTCCAGGTGTCCATTACAACCCTAGTCAAAATGCAGATAGAAATTATGACAACAAGCTTGACGCAGTAGTAGGCGCAATAACCAATGAAGCGGCAGCCACAATAATAGCTGAGACAGGAACTAACAATTTACCAACTCCAAGTGCAACCCCTACCCCAGTTAATACGAACCCTTTTGCTTTCTTAGGTGGGTTTTCTGATTTGTATGGTTTTACATCTACAAACACTACTTCCCCGACACCAGAAGTAACAGTCAATGTTACCAACACTGGTTCAGTCATTCTGCAAGATGAGTTTGTTACAGCTGTAACTGATGCAGTCACAATCGGTTTAGGTACAGGCTTGAAAATAAAACCACCTGGGTCATTACCGGATTTTGAGTAATAATGACAATCCCAGTAATTAACGCCATCATCAACTTTTCAACAGGTGCTGGCTTTGCCTCGCCTATGATTCTTGATTCAGGCGTGTTGGGACTTAACGCTCTTGCTGATAGCACAGCCGTTACAGTCGATGTTTCTAGCGTAGTTGATTCAATCAAAACTCATCGCGGTCGCACAGCTCTTTCAGACATATTCCAGACTGGCACAATGAGCCTTCGCATTATTGACCAGAATGGCGACTTTAACCCGATGAACCCAGCGTCGCCCTACTATGAACTTTTAAATCCAATGCGTAAGGTAACTATTACTGCTAGTTACGAGGGAACTACTTACCCAATCTTTGCAGGTTACATAACCTCATATAACACAACTACCCCTAAAGATGTCGGTGAAGTTGTTTACACAACTATTCAAGCAGTCGATGGCTTTAGACTATTCCAGAATGCCCAGATAACAACAGTCGCCACTACTCCAGCTGGTCAAACTACTGGCACTCGTATCGGCAAAATCCTTGATCAAATTGGCTGGCCGACTGGTATGCGTGACATCGATGCTGGCCAAACCACAGTTCAAGCAGACCCAGGCACTCTTAGAACTTCCCTTGGCGCAATGCAGCTAGTCACTAGCACTGAATATGGCTCGCTCTATATGGACGGCTTTGGCAACATAGTCTTTCAAGATCGCGCCCTTACTTCTTCAAGCGTTGCTGGCACTCCAGTCGAGTTTAATGACAATGGAACTGGTATCTCGTATAACAATGCTCTCTGGAAATTAGACGACACTCTGGTATTCAATAAGGCCACCGTTACTCGTACTGGTGGAACTCCACAGGTTGCCTTTAATCAAGCTTCAATCGATAAGTATTTCCTGCATTCTTATCAAGAGCAAAACCTGCTCATGGAAACAGATGCGGAAGCCTTAAACAATGCCCAAGCCTTTGTTGCCTCTCGCCAAGAAACTTCAATTCGCTGCGATGCAGTTACTTTGGATCTATACACTGCCAATTACGATGCTGGCATTACTGCTGCTTTAGATCTTGACTTTTTCGACCCAATCACAGTAACTACAACTCAACCGGGTTCATCGACCCTGACAAAGACTTTGCAGGTATTTGGCGTGTCACACGACATTAAGCCAAGTAACTGGAAAACCACCCTAACTACACTTGAACCAATTATAGATTCGTTTATACTTGACTCATCACTTTATGGAGTGCTAGGTACTAGCACCCTATCTTACTAAGGAGAACAAATGGCAGCACCATTAGGCTTCAAGACATTCGCCACAGGTGATGTTCTCACAGCCGCAGACACTAACGGATACCTCATGCAGGGAGTTTGGACATTCGCTAACGCGGCTGCTCGCGATGCAGCTGTAACAAGCCCACAAGAAGGCAATGTCTGTTATCTCAAAGATACAGATGCAATCATGACTTATTCTGGTTCAGCTTGGGTCGCAGTTGGCGGCGGCGTGGCTTCATTTTCTGGGTGCGCGCTATACAAATCAGCAACTCAAACATGTACCAACGGAGCTGGAACAGTTTTAACATGGGAAAACGAATACCTTGACACAAACGCGTATCACAGCACTTCTTCAAATACAAGCAGAATAACTATTCCATCAGGTAAAGCTGGAAAATATATGGTTATGGCTCAAACCAATTTTACAACCGACACAAGTTCCCTACAAACATTTCAAATAATGAAAAACGGTGCTTCCGTCGTAGCGAATCGTTATGGAAATTCTCGTTGGTTTAGCCGTTCAATAGTGGTTTCGACGGTTGTCGATGTTGTTGCCACTGATTATATTGAAGTTAAAATAGACGTTTCCGGTGGCGTTAATTTAGCTACTGAGGAATACGCAACTTGGTGCTACGCATACCTATTAGGAGCATAAAAAATGATTAAATTCAATTTACCAAAAGACTTAAATGCCGAACAACTTGTTAACGAGATTGCTTCTAAAGGCATTGCCATTGACGAATCAGTATTGCCTTTAGTAGATGGCAATCAAGATTTTTGGTTACCCGTAAATGAAGTTGATAGGACTGCTGTTGCAAAAGTAATTGCTGACCACAAACCGGTATTTATACAGCCAACAATTCAAGATAGATTAGCAGCAGCTGGAATTAGTATAGATGATCTAAAGGCTGCTCTAGGTCTATAAGTGAAGCCAAGACTTTCAAAGTGCGCGATCCAGTTAAGAGAACAGATTGACGACACCTTCGGAGATCGAGATCGAAGTTCTGATGGTTGGATCGGCGATACTCGACACAGCGCGCGCCCTTCAGATCACAATCCTGATGCTAACGGCTGGGTTCGTGCCATCGATGTCGATCGAGATCTTTCAGGCAAGGCTAAACCAGACCTCATGCCAGATCTTGCGGATCAAATTCGTATCTTTGCAAAGTCTGATAAGTCAAAGCGCATCAGCTACATCATCTTTGACGGCAAAATTGCCAGTTCAAAGCTCGCTTGGAAGTGGCGCAAATACACAGGCATCAACAAACATAATCACCACTGCCATATCAGCTTTACGAAAGCGGCTGACCTTAATGGTGAGTTTCTTCAAATACCTATGATCGGGGGATCACAATGAAAGATCTAAAGAACGCAGCAGCATCATGGGGCAGAGCATTCTTAGTGGCAGTAATTTCTATGTACGCAGCTGGCGTGTCTGAGCCACAGGCTTTGATCGCTGCTGGCCTTGCATCAATCATTCCACCAGTATTGCGATACTTGGATCCTAAAGATGAACTCGGAAGAAAATGACACAGGGCGAGTTCTTTCAGCTCTATATTGCCACGCTTGTGACAATCGGTGGATTGGCTGGTTATGTGATCACACACTTGC